AGTATCACCCGATTCACCACAATTGAACATAAAGAATAGACATTACCCAACATATGCGGCATTGCCAAATTTGAGCAATATTTATAGTAGAGATTATGTTGGTGGTTATTTTTTACCTAAAAATCTCGGAATGTCATTATTTTTATCTAAGAACAGTGAAAACAAATTAGACACCCGTGGATTTGGTGACGTTACAATTTATGATACACCGTTAAATAGGGTGTATAAGGATTCTGTTAATATCTATGAATCGGATTTTGGTCTGACTAATACTATACAGTATTCTCCTATCGTTGTTGACGAAGAAAATGCGTCATGGATGAAAGCTAGTGTTACAGAATATGCAAAAGCTGGAAGTATTATTAATGCAAAATACTATCAAGAATTTGTGCCCTATCAGTCCAAGTATGAAACATTAAAATACAACAACAACGGTATTAGACGCCAAGGTGATGAGTATGATCCATGGTACGGTGATTTGGATAATACTTGGGAAAATGAGTTAGACTGGCCATCTAATTGGAGAAATCAACATCCAATTGAGTCTTGGTATGAACAGTCTGGGTTATATGGCAAACAATTATACCAATGGAAAACTGATATTTTTGGAAATCAATATGGTCTTTATAAAAATATCAAGGGAATGTCAATGTATGACAAAGCATTGGAATTTGGTGAGATTTGGTTGCGGGATGCTAGAAACAGAATTTTACCAGCAACAAGTATTTTAAAGGATGTATATGACAAATTTTATTCATTAACACCAATCAGTGACTGTGTTGAGTATAATATAAAGAATTGCTTGAAAGATATTGATATTTGGTATGATACCATAATGGTCAATACGAGTGGTTATTTGTTATTTAATAAATTGCATTTTGATTATGATGACAATAGGATTTATTCAATAGCAGATGGTGTTAATTATGTTTGCATGGTTGATGGTAATACCACGTTTGGTGATGTATGGTTTGATGAGCAAGATAAGACAGTTACTGTCAGTACAATGGTTTCAAGTTCTTATGGACATTTTTATCCTGTTCTGTATGTTTTGGATATTTCTAATAATGAATTTAGAAAGGTGTATGACGCCGAAGATAATTCGTTTTTACAGTCAACGAATGTTTTACAGTTGACGTCTATAGAAACACCAGTGTTTACATTTAATAAAAAAACCAGAATGTATAATGTATCATATGTTGGGCGTTCGTCATTAAAAGATGGAATGTACTTAGGTTCACTTAATATTAGTAACTATGGTTTGGATTATGAATTGGTGTCTGCGGTGTTTGTTGAACCAGTTTATACACCCAAATGTGAAAAATATTAGTTGAAAACTATACTACTAAATTAAATATTCTTAAATGAAGGATTAAAAATGATACAAATAACAAGTGTTTCCCCGTTGTCCCATATTGAAAGTAATGGGAATAGATTTACAGTAAATTGGGATTTCCGAGCATACGGGGATCAAACGACTAATTGTGAATTTAGTTTATTTGTGTTTGTTGGGAATTATGAAAAGGTTATTACGTATGATTTTATGGAGGAAAACATTACGGATATGCTGTCCCATGGGAATTGGGTTGGGTTTAAGACGTTTGATTGGACTCCAACACAAACCTCTTATAGTATCACTGGTGATTTAGATAGTATTATAACAGATGGATTATTTTCTGGCAAGTCTAAGAGCACTATTATTTCTGAGATATATAGAAATAAGCGTGTATTATATTTTTTTGTTAATGCCGAAGTTGATGGTATTGGAAAAGATTCTATGCCAGTTATTGTTTTGCCGTTTGCACCAAATGCCGAGTATAACGCAGAAAACCCATCATATATTGCCGCATATTCAACAAAGTCTCAAGTTCTTAACGATGTGTTTTATGAAGAGGGTGAGATGGTTTGGGGGCGTGAGTATATAGGGGCTAATTTCTCTAGGACGGCTGTAGACTCAAAGGGTCTATATACGAATGATTCAAATAGAGCTTGTGTGTGGGTTACAGATAGAAATGATGAATGCAGGGTTGTTAAATATGATTTATTGACTGGGGATCACTATGGTGATGCTTATCTTAATGGTGAGTTTGGTGGTTACGGTGCGCGGGGGATAACGGTTGATGCCAACACTGGAGATGCTATTGTTGGGGCGTCTACAACAACGGAATCAAATCAAAAATTTCCATTAATTCGGGTTCATAATAATTTTAATGATCGCCCTGATAAATACACCGTGGAGTGTGCCAACACTGATAATCGTATTGGTGTATATGGCCTGACTCCTGGGTATTATAACGACAGAAAAAATAACGTCTATTATGGGGTTAATGCTAATAATAAATCTGGAATATGTTTGTGGAAGCGTGGACATGCCCCAATATACAATATAGGGCGTGGGGAGGGTGAAGATAACGTTGAGGATTATAGTGGTTATGGTATAACGACTGCCCCAGATGGGACGGTGTGGGGGACATCTTCTGGAAATACGGTGCCCATGAAATTTATATATAATGCCCATAGAGATATGAAATTTGATTATTATGAAGTTACGAATACTAAGCCATGGGGGGTTGATGGTGGTAATAATGGGAACACTAGGGGAATATGCTCTTGTAATGAAGTGTGGGACTACACTTCTACTGGAAAACGTCTTTTATCGTATGAAATGTGGGCATGTAGTTCAGATGCCGAGTGGGAAAAAATATATCGATATAAAGTAACCCCGACAGGTGACAGGTCAGAATTGATCACATTGGACTCAAATGGTGATCAGACTAATTTATACAACCCAAATATTTCTGTTGAACGTTTGGGGGATATTGTGTTGCATCGTGGGGGGTCTTGGGATCATACAAACTGGAATAATTTTGGTGGTATTGGCGAAGACGGTGATAACAATATGTGGATCATTGAGAGGAACTATAACGATAATATTTTCAAATTTTATACTGGGGTTGCGCATACAGCCGAGTTTCCAAATGGTGGTTTTTGTCGCTACCCCACGTGTAGCTATAGGTCATATCAAGAAAATGGCGGAATGAATGATAAGCTTATTGAATATGTTCTAACAAGAGAAATTTCTACATCCAACCCAGATATGCCAGAGTCCATAATAGAGAGCTTTAATTCAAAAATTGGTAACATGGCTTACCCAAGTAATAGAACGTGGTCTGAAAATATAAAGGCCAGCGATACTGGGAGCATGGGAAGAAGGGTGTACACTAAGGGCGATGGTTATGAGGGCACAACACCCACAATGTATAATGGGTTAACTATCACTAGAGACTTGGCAAAGGCGTGGTATGACGAGGCTAAGGCCGTTGGGTTAGACGAAATAATGGGCAAACGTCTATACAAGTATTTTAGTCTTACTGCTGGAGAAATAGATTTTTATTATTATCCATATACTAAATTTACTAGTGGTTATACATCAAACCGCCAAAACATGTGTTATGTATATTCTGATTTTACTGGTCACGTGGCGGCAAATACAGCATCTAAATATAAGGAATTTGATGTGATGGGCCCAGATATAGTAGAATCAACATGTGTGTCGTTTATGTTAACTGGTGTAGATTCTGAACCACGGTTGATTGATGGTGGCAAGTGGACATATGATTCAAATCCCGTGTACCCAGAAAACATCCAAAGTGGTAGTACAATATATAGTGATACATCTGGTTATGATGATTTATATTGTTTGTATAATTTGAAGGTTGATATAAATCATAATGAGTTGGATCATTATGATATCAATTTTGGTGATGGTGGTGTAATAACTAGATCGCCAAATTTGGAGTCATATGATTTTGATCACACATATATGACACCATCTAAGATTGGTTTGCCTGCGAATATTAGTGCACCATATAAGAACCCATTAACACTCACAACAATGTACCCAGGACGGAAAAACCGCATAGGCGGTGGTGTTTATAATATTGATGCCACTGCATATTTTGATAAAGAGTTATATACAGGTGAAGCAGTTTATTGTGTATATCCAAAATTACATGCTGTAGTATATGAGAGATGGCCAACGGCACAATTTACAACACATGTTTATGATATGTCGAGTGAACGCAGACCTATTAATTGGGGGTCGTGGGGTGGTGGAATATACAACCTCAAATGGTCTAAGGGGAATGAAGTTCGCCCAGTACACATGAGCACTGGTGATAGTTCAATGAATAATGAGATTATAACGGGAACCGATCCATTATCCGCAGTATTGGATGATAATACAATAATAAGATCATATCCCTTAACAGCATTGGAATTCACCATAGATAAAGTTGATAGTTGGGACACGGGGGTTGTTGCAAATAATGTGTATGAGGCTGGTGTACATTTTGACAATTATCATGCAGATACGGTAGACACCAGAATTGGTATTATAAATAGTCTTCCTGTATTTCGATATGGTACGTATAACATAACGTTAACTGCTATGGCATCCTCCAGTACATGGAGCCCTAACACATTCACACAAACAATTTCTGTTAAGGAATTTGAACCATTTGCCAATTTTTGGGCAGTGAAAGCAGAAACAGTCCCCTCTGATTATGAAGATGAGACTTTTAATGTTAAAGCATCTGATTTAATAAGTGAAGCTAATGCCGAATTGAATTTGGAGGATGTTGAGAGAGAATTCTTCTTTTCCCGTGGATACGCACCAAATATGACCGTAACCTTTCTTGAAAGTTCTGATCCACATACATTTCCAATATCTGCATATATGTGGAACTTTGGTGATTATTATGCTGGAAGTGAAAACCATATGGTTTGTTCCACAGATGATCCAAATGATATATTAGAAGGGGAGTTTACAGTCCCCAATTGGAAGACAACGTTAACAAACCATGAAGTCATCCACACATACACAATGCCTGGGACATATGATGTAACATTGTCTGTAGAGGCCAGTACGACGATGACGTCTGATATTTGTGCAAAATATGTTGAGATAGATAGATTCTCTGTGTATGTTGAAGAAATTCCACCGCAATGTTGTTTTTCTCATAGTGAGGGCGGTGTTATATTCACGAAAGATGTTATTGATTTGACTGGGACAATATCACCAAAGACTATGTATTATATTGCTAGTGGGACTAAGGCTGGGTCTTTCCCAATTGGTAAATTGGAGTATGATTTTGGTGATGGGTCTGATAATGTTATTGTCAGAAGACTCCCTGTTACACAAACGTATTTAGATGGTGATGACGTTATAAACATTCGTAATGATCATTTTATAAATGGTGATGACGATGATCCAAGAAACATGGTTGTACAGCACACATTCACATCCTTCTACACTTCTAGTAGTTTTACTGTGTCAATGTCAGCGTATGCGTCAAACACTAACACATCATCTAATGATTCTGATACCAATGAATGCGTTAGAATTATTGAAAATTTGGAGCCACTTCCACTTCCAGATACACCAGAAGAGCCTCGACATTTGATTAAAAATAGATTTATTGATGATGATCTGATGCTTGTGTTTGAAGGTGAAGGTGGTGCGGAAATTGAGAGAACAGCATATAATGTTGTATTAAAAATGGATGATGAAAATGACAGTTAAGATTATAGATGCTAACAGCACATTGTGGAACCCAATTTCATCTAAGTATCCTTATGATGAAAATATATCACTAAAACCTAGTGAGATTCTTTGGAGGGATGGGTTTAGAACAATATATCATCCATTATATGAAAAATGTAAAGATGTGTCGATAAACAATGACACAACGTTTATGTTGTCGCAAACTGGTTCATTTTTTGATTTCTTTGAAGAAATTAGCCATGGCCAATATATCCTTGGGTGTTACGTGTCATTGAGTATAGATGATATATTAGTCCGTGCGGATGGTGGGAATATTATAGTTAGTGATGAAATATATGATTCAAACAACTATTTTAAGTTGATATACAATGAGAATGGTTCAATTTCATTATTACATGGTAACAAATACTTCACTGTCACTAGTGTGTTGCCATATCAAATAATATTAGAAGATGAGTTGAGCGTCACCGAGATTGATAGACAGCAATTCCAATTTGAATCATTTGGTGATAGAATAATACTGAAAACAAATTTTGATAATATTTTTTATCCAGATTACGGAATTAAAAAAATTGAGAGATTTGTGAGTTATGATAAATATGATGGATTTGTCAAAGCGGTTGGTATGGTGTCAGATGATGACTATACACCAAACAACACAATGCTGTTGGGTGTTAGTGGTTTTGATATTGTGTTTGATATGGATGGATTGAAAAACGATCAGTATTGGGTTAAGTATTATAATGACCTGATATACACAAAAGATAACAATAATACAAATATAGACATGAATAATAGTGTGTCTGGCGTCACGGTTAATAGGCTTGTTGATAGTCCATTTAAGACTAAGGTTGATGTTGAGTCAAGGTCTATGGAAGTAAATATTGCAAATCTTAAAAATACTATGAATTCATCATACGAATATAGAAAAGAAGAAAACTAGGATTTATTATGACCAATGTAATTTTGAGAGATTATGAGCGGGTGTTTACTGGGTCGAATCAAGAGGGGGGTTACGACTCCCCATTTTTGGAGTATTCGGCAAATACAAAAGAATTGGTTTTTAAGGCAGATAAGTCCACATATTTTCATTATCCAAAAACTAATACAGAATCTGTAAAAGTTTCTGAGTGTGGATTTATTGAATCTGGAGCCAAGGCTGGGAAGATTCCACATTTTGCCGATAAGGTTTGGAAAAAACAAGCGGGATATGAGAAGAATATCTGGTGGGGAGATGCGAGTGGATATGAGAATGGTACGTGGTTGTGCTCTTGGCTATACGAGAACGGCCCAGATGGGCCTATTTGGATGGACAGGTGGATAAAGACTGGCGAATTAGACAGCACAACGTCTGGGGGCTTTATATACGCAAATCCAAGCGAGGTTGTTGTTGATGAAGTGTCAGAGTTAACGTTAGAGCCTGGGGTGTGGTATAGATATGATCACATTGGCAATGAAATGAATAATAGTTTTGTTGATAATATTTCTGGGGATAGTGGTCATTTGATTTTTAATTTTGATGATTGGGAACAAGAGCAAGACGATTTAACAAAACAAAATAGAATGGTGATCAATAAATTTAATCCTGATAATGTGAAAACTGGGATAAATGAATATAAAACAGATGACACCTTTATAGATATCAAAGAGTCTGTTCCAAAAATATTATATGATAATTCGTTCCAATTGAAAGATAAATTCAGCATGTCCTTTTGGACAAAATTTGAGAACTGGGGAAAACCTAAAGGAAGAAGTTTGGTTAGTCACGGATTTCGTGGTGGTTGGAATGTTAATGTTACAAACGGCATGAACACACCATTTTTGGTTACATGCTCAAATGATAAAGTTTTGTTTATCAATAATGACGGTGAAGTATTTAACACCACCGACATGCCAACAGATGGAAATATTCCAAACATTCAAGATTGTATTGTTGATGAAGAAATGTTTGCATGGGTGTATGATGCTAGTTTTTATCAAGGATATAGCCACGTGTATAAAATAGATATTAATGGCGATATTATTGAAAAAGTTGATGTGTATAATAGTGGCACACCAAAGGGATTTTTTACATCGAAACCACAAAAGATTGCAATTTCATTTCCATCAATTAAAAAATATAAAGAGATTGATAAAGAAACGCTTGCAGTTGTAGATGGTGATTTGATAAATTCGACTGTTGTTGATGATGCTCATGCACGAAGGGCGATAATTTATGGGGTTGGTAATGGGGGCCTTGGGGTTGCTTTAGATTGCTCAGTTAGGTATGTTAATACTGAAAATGGAGCCTTTTGGGGGCTACATACAAATGCTTATGCGTCATTAATAGATTTTATAAAACCGACTGGTGAGTTGCTGGAACTTATGAACGGTGCAAATCTTGATAATTATTCATTTGATATGCGTGATAATGTATACATAAATAATGGGGATGTTGTATTAAAGATAAGTGCAAAATTTTATGAGTATTCGGGGGCTTACAATTATAGTGGTGAGCAGACGGATTTTGAAGTGTTGTCTGCGTCTATAGGATCAAGTGCAACTAATAAAATGATGGATTTCACATATGAATATAGTGAAAAACATGAGGGCTATGTGAATTATATGTGGTTGAC